CTTCCTGGTTATCTCAGGTACAACATCGACTACGACGAGCTCGAGTGTTTCAACGGGACATCGTGGTATCGTATCGGACCTTCGGTTGGTACTGTAAGAAGCTTTGTTCAAGGTGTTGCACCAACTGCGGTGAACACAGGTGACCTATGGTACAATACTCTACTGGAGAGGGAGTCCGTCTGGGACGGCGCGGCTTGGGTTCAGCCAGGTGTTTCCCAAACCGGTCCCACGGGGGCTGCTTACTTGCCAGTCGGAAGCACGGGACAACAACCTGCGGGTGTCCCTGGCATGATTCGATACAACAACACGATCAACAACATCGAGTACTGGGATGGTGCCAACAGCACTTGGGGTGCTCCGGGAGGATTCTCCTCTGGAACTACCATGCTGTTCGCAAATGCGACTGCACCGTTGGGATGGGTTCAGGAGACAGGAGCCCAGTACAATGATGCTGGTCTGCGGATCGTTAATGGAGCAGGAGGTGGTGGATCAGGGGGAACATACGCCTTCTCCACCGTGTTTAATGCGTCGTACAGTTGGGCAGGTACATTCAACATTACGTCGGGTTCAGTGGGGGCAACGACTCTTAGCATTGCTCAGATGCCCAGTCATAACCACTCGTACACCCTTACTAACATCATATCTGCAACTCCTCAATTCCCGGGATATGTGGCAGGTGGCGGGGCACAATCTTATGACGCTGTAACAACTGGATCTCAGGGTGGGAGTGGCTCCCACACTCACTCATTGGCTGGAGCGACGGGAGCTTCTACAAACACCGGCGACTTTGCCCTCAAGTACGTAAACTTTATCGTAGCTACTAAGTCCTAAAATGCAAAAAGGAAACCACTGCCCACTCATCGGCAAAAAATGTATCGAGCATAAGTGTGCCTGGTACTATCAAATAAGGGGGAGAAACCCGAACACGGGTCAGGAAGTAGACGAATGGCAGTGCTCTGTCAATCTTCTCCCTCTACTTTTAATTGAAAACTCAAATCAGCAACGATGCACAGCAGCAGCTGTTGAAAGTTTTAGAAACGAGTCGGTAAAAACATCTCAGAATCTCAATCAGATTCTAGCCCACGGTATTAACAGAATTGACACTCTTCCGCCTCCTATTCAACCCGCAACGGTAAAAATACTCAACGGGGACGGGTAAAACCTAAAAAATTGGTTCGGTATGGCTTACACTTCTTATTCTATCGTTCCCTCTGACTTAACTGTCACATTGGACGGGACCTTAACCGCCCAAGGCGTGAGCATGGTTGGAATCCCAGCTACAGTGCAAGCTGTGCAGTGGGACGGTGTTCGCGATTTAGGCACCATAGAGTATAAAGTAAATCCCGTCACTGGCGAGCTTCCCCCTCCAAGCTCTTTTACCGACCCGGATGACTATTCTGTTCAGGTTTCGGAAGCAGAAGCTATTATCGATGCTTACCTTAATCCTGTAGACTACTATTTCACACAAGAGCAAGTTTTTGAGGGGGGTTTGTACTTAATTGGCCAGAAGTACACTTCCATAGTTGTCGGACATCCGGCGCCCCCAGATACAACTCTACTGGTACCTCCCTCTGTCCCTACGGGTCAGACTCTTTACTGGTATAATGAAGCTTGGGTTGTTTCTTCCTTTGACCCTCGGCTAGCTCTCCCTCAAGCCAAGAGCAGTCTTATTTCCACTGTCACTCAAGATGGCGCGTCGGCGGTTAATGGCGAACTGGGTCTTTACTCTAATGTTCAGCAAATTACAGCTGGAGACGTTCTGACTCTTGATTGCGTTAACTTCCCTGGGTCGACAATTGGAGATTATCAGACTTTTGTTGACGGTGTAATTGCCTCTGAGACGGCTTATATTAATGCTCAAACATCGACGGAAAACCTTTATTCTTATAATCCCCAGTATGTGACCTTCGACCCTAGCACCCGCACGTACTCCGGAACTCTCCAGTCAAACCGGGGCGGGAACGATATGAATCCCTCCTGGTTGACGGCATTCACTTGCAGTGACTCAACCATTACCGCTTCGGAACTTGTTATTTACGTCCCCTCTTCAGACACAACTCTTCCTTACCTGCCAAGTCAAGACCCCCCGGGATGGGACTCGTTTGGAAGCGTTTTTGTAGGGGGGGATTACACTATCCAACTGAAGTATGGTCCCCTGGTAATCGCTTCGTTCATTCTAAATAACCGCTCCAACCAAGCCTGGACATTCTCATACCCTCCTGCCACAACTTACACTCAAGTTTCTGGTGGTGGCAGTGCCGTCGCGAAGTGACGCACTTTAGTACTTGTCGGGTAAACGGGTAAAACCACTCATAGCAAGACGAACGACAGCAAGTGGCCCTCTTAAGTTTCCCGCCAACACCCAACAACGGAGACCTCTACCCGACTTCGCCGTTACCCGGTCAGTCGCAGTACCGCTACGAAAGTGCCACTCAAACCTGGAGACTTGAGGGGGCGGCAACGACGGTGACCCCTGGTTGCTACGGTGACTCCCTCAATGTGCCCGCAATCTGCGTAGATGCCCAAGGCAGACTAACGTCTGCGGTCAATGTCCCGATCGCAGCCAACACTCCTGACCTCCAGCAAGTTACAACCCAAGGGGCTGTGACGACTGATACGATTGATGTCGGTGGGCTCATTGCAGCAGGGTTGACTTACCCAAATGTAGATGGTGCAAGCGGCGACTACCTGACCACGGATGGCGCAGGGTTGCTGTCTTGGGTCACTCCTCCGGCTACGCCGGATCTGGATGTAGTAACATCTGCTGGTAACACCACATTAAACAGCATTGATGTTGGCGGATTGACCGCAGCTGGTCTGGACTATCCCTTGGCTGATGGCACTGCGGACCAAGTAATGACAACCGATGGCGGTGGCAACCTTGGCTGGTTGTCTACTCTAAAAGTTGTCCCTGCGCCGACTGCTTCAACGGACCCTGGCGTCCTGGGCGAAGTTGCAATCGGAACGGGATTTTTCTACTTTTTCGACGGCGCCAACTGGCTGCAAATTGCTGGTAGCATCTTCTAAGTGCGGGTAAAACTTCACGGGATGCGATGGGTTTCTAGACCCTAGAGGACGTATCCCTTCCTCAAATCTCTAGACAAATGAACTATTACACGTACACCATCAGGTTTGTTGACGGTTGCTATTATCACGGGATGGCTAAGTACCGTGGTAAACACCCGCTTTTTGATGGTTATTACGGCACTCCCATAACCCATCGCCAGAAATGGAAAGAGACCATGTTTTGGAAAGAAATAACGGGTCTTTTTTCTACTTTGGAGGAAGCCAACGCATTTGAAAAATCTCAAATATTGGCATGTTACAAGGAAGACTCCTTGTGTTTAAACGCAAACTGCGGTGGATACATTCTTGAGGAACATATAAGAAGAGGTCATAAAAATCTCAGGGATCGCAAAGCTTTTTTCTACGATCCGGAATGGCACAGACAGAACAACATTCAGGCAAAAGAGGAGGGCCGGGGCATCTATTCTCCGGGGGCAAGGTCAAGAGGAGCTGCCAATCAGCCGACAGAAGTAAGGCAAGAAACCGGCAGACGCATAGGAGCTAGATCTAAAGAGTTGGGAACTGGCATTTGTGGGTTATCTAAAGAGGAGCGAAAAGAGTATGGCGCCCTCGGGGCTAGAGCTCAACACGCTCAACGTTGGATGAGTACAGAAGAAGACTTTGAAGCATACATTTCTACTTCTTGTGGTTTAACTAAATGGCAAAGGCATAGGGGAATAGACACAAGAAAAAGGGTAAGGGTTCTTTAAAAGTCTAAACTCAAGTCTTCTGGCGTTTCTTTTGCAAAACTCCCGATCAACTCTAAGGGGGTGACATACTCCCCACAGCCTTTGCTCCTGTTTGCTGATGCCAAGGTCAAAGAGTAACGAGCATACCGCAAGTGGAAAGCGATCCATTGCTCCCACAGTTCCCTGTCCTTAAATACCTTCGCAGTGGGGGGTCCGCACAGAACAATGCGAGAATAGTTTAAACCTTTTTCGCGAATGAATGCATCAGCAATCTCGCTAAATGTCATACCAATGTGGTCAATGTCCGTTCTCATTCCAGGACGAATTTTCTTCCCACTGATTGAGCAAATTCCGGACGGACCACAAGAATCGCGATACGCCTTGAGTTGATAGAAGATACCACCACGCATCGCTTGTTTCACTGCATTATAATGTTTTTCTTCTGGAGAAGCACTCGTTGCAATGCGCTTCACTGGATAGAGTTCGTCAACAAGCTTCGCCTTAGGCACTGGCTGTTTTGTGGTGCCTCGTTCTAACGAGATCATTTTTACTTTGCGGTTCCCTGCTGTCTCGAGATTTCTCAGATATACCACAACTTCTGGATCATTGGCAAGCTTACTCCAACGCTCCGTCAGTTTGCAACACCGCAGTACGAAATCTTTGGGCTCTCCAACCAACTTACTATTTGCTCGGAAATTCTTGATTATTCTGCCAATCTTCTCACTAAACTCAGTCTTTGTTAAGTCGAACGTGGCCTTACCTAGTGTCATTGTAGTTTAATCGCTGTATAACTTTACCCGTTGCCATGGTGTGCTATGCTAAAATCAGCCACGGAGCCAGCAATGTGAGCACAGTGATACGCAGGCGAGAAGACCTGCGTCTCTTACAAGGAACCGAAGTTGCCGTCAGCGGCAGAGTTAAAGAGTTTCGTAAGCACGAGAAGCGGCGGGATTTAGATACCATCCTACTCGTCAACCTCATCGTTACTCCGATCCCCTTGGGGGAATCAGTATTTTTGTCACACCTGTGGTTTCTGCGTCGTCAGTTTAGAAAGATCGGCCGAGTGCCGGAACAAGGCGAGCGACTCCAATTTATCGGCGAGGTTTATCCTTACCGACGACTCGGCGGCAAAAGCATCGACAGAGGATTGTTTAATACTACAGACTTCGGAATCAAACCGCTACGTTATGAAGATTGAAATTTACAACCGGTTTACCCCTGACGGTCGAGAATACTACGAATGGGATCTGTGGGACGGACCCGCTGACAGCAGTGATCACGCTCATGGCTATGCCTCAGACCTTGTGCAATGCTTCTCCAAAATCTTTGAGTGGCGAGAACGAATCGCTGCCGACTACAATGACCTTTACAACAACGATGAAACCAACACTGAACCAACTGACTGAGTATAAAGATAACGCAAAGCAGTGGGCTCAAGAACGTCTGTCCGACCAGAGCACCGTTATTATCGATATTGAGTCAACGGGATTGCTTCACCA